AACGGCGGGCGCAACTGGCGCTCGCGCGTGATCTACGAGACCAACCTGCGCAGCAGCTACATGGCGGGCCGCTACCAGCAGCTGATGGCCGTGCGCGAATCGCGCCCATACTGGCAGTACATTCACTACGATGCGGTCGAGCATCCGCGACCGCTGCACGAGTCGTGGAATGGGCTGATCCTGCGCTGGGACGATCCGTGGTGGGATACGCACTTCCCGGTCAATGCGTGGGGCTGCCAATGCAGCGTGCGCGCACTCAGCGAGTCCGACCTCAAGCGCATGGGCAAGAGCGGGCCGGATAAATCCCCGCCGATTAATTACATCACGCAAACCATCGGCTCGCGCTCGCCGGGCGGCGCGCGCACGGTGCAAGTGCCGGAGGGCATCGACCCCGGCTTCGAATACACGCCCGGTAAATCGCGACATGAAAGCCAGGTGCCGCGCGCGCGGCCCGATGAGGAATTGATTCCGGCATCTGCGTTCGGCTTGCCGAATCGCATGGCTGGCGATGTGCTGCCGGATCCGCGCCCATTTGCCGCCTCGCGGCTGTTGCCTGCAGGGTTAACTGCGGAGCAGTACGCGGCGCGCTATCTCGCCGAATTCGGCGCCACGCTCGATGAGCCTGCGATTTTCCGCGATGTGATCGACGAGCGTTTGGCGATTGGGAAAGAGCTTTTCATCGATCGCAAAACTGGAGAGCTCAAGGCCGACAAGCGTGATCGCGGACAATATTTACCGCTGCTGGCCGAGGCGCTGAAAAACCCCGACGAAATCTGGGTGCGTATGGAATGGCTCGGCGCGCTGAAAAAGGCCGTGGTGCGGCGGCGGTATGTCGCGCAGTTTCAGGTCGAGGGCGAAACACAACCGGCGCTGGCGGTATTCGAGCTGGGCGACGATGGCTGGCTCGGGGTAACGACCTTCCCGGCGGAACAGGAAGGCTACATCGATGCTGTACGCCAAGGGATCCGCTTGTATAAGCGCACGGAATGAAAAAACCCGGCGCTGCCACACCGGGTTCACCGCGCGAGTAGGATTGGAGGCCCTGGCAGAGGCTGCTCCCGCGATCGGATGAAATCAGATTAGAGGTTAATTATGGCCGGTGCAACACTCGAATTCGATTCACGCGCCGCGCTCGACACGATACGCGAAGCGGCAGCTGCGCTGGGCAGCGCCGAGCCGATCCTGCGCGACATCGGCGAAGAGCTGATGATCATCCACGACAAGCGCTTTGCCGCCGAGCAAACGCCGGCTGGCGTCAAATGGGCGCCGCTCTCGCCGGCGTATCAGCAGCGCAAGAAGAAAAACCGCGACAAAATCCTGCAACTCGATGGCTATCTGAAAAATCTGCTGCGCTACCAGGTGGTCGACGGCGAATTGCAATTCGGCTCGGATCGCCCCTATGCCGCGATTCACAATTTCGGCGGCGATATCAAGCGCAAGGCGCGCACGGCAACCGTGTATTTCAAGCAGGACAAGGACGGCAATGTCGGCAATCGATTCGTGCGGGCGAAAAAATCGAACTTTGCGCAGGATGTGAAGATCGGCGCCTACGTGATAAAAATGCCCGCTCGCGAGTTTCTCGGCACGAGCGCCGAAGACGATATACGCATCACTGAAATCGCGTTTGAACACCTGCAGCGCGCTCTCGGTGGCGCTGGCCTCTGAGCGCGCGCCTACGCGGTTTATTTCGCTGGACACATGAATGCCGGTCTGTCAGCCTTTTTCGGCCCGTAAACGCTTTATAAAAGGTTTTGCGAGCGTTCGCCGCCGCCCCGCGCGACTGAACTCCATCTAAACACCCTTATCAGGTTTTTTCCCCGTCAAAAAGACTGCTCGCGTGTATCGGTTCACGATGCGGGCATGAAACGAAATCGCCTGCCCCTCGCCATCGCTCTCGCCGCCTGCAGCTTTACGCTGCCGGCCATTAGCGCCGATAACACCGTCTGGTTGCAGTTGACGCCCGCCGGCGAATTTCGGCCGAGCGATGGTCGCCAAATGGTGGTGCCGAGCTGGCGTATCGACCAGGCGATTGCGACGAAAGTAATCGAGCGCTTTCGGCAGAAGAAAACGCCGCCCGTTGTCGATTACGAACACCAGACGCTGTTGAAAGAGCAGAACGGCCAGCCCGCTCCGGCCGCTGGTTTTATCCGCGACATGCAGTGGCGCGATGGCCAGGGGTTGTTCGCTCAAGTCGAATTGACCGCGCGCGCCGCGCAATACATCGCCGATGGCGAATACAGATATTTTTCCCCGGTATTTCTTTTCTCGCCCAGCACGGGCGACGTGCTCGATGTGCGAATGGGCGCGCTTACCAATGACCCCGCTGTCGATGGCATGCAGGAAATTTCGCTGCGTGCCGCTGCGACGTTCGGACTTTCTCTTGATGACGAGGATCACGACGTGAATCCATTGCTGAAGGCGTTACTCGCCGCACTCGGCCTGCCCGAGACCACCACCGAAGACAAGGCGCTGGCCGCACTGACTGCGCGCATGCAGAACTACACCGAGCTTCGCAAGTTGCTCGGCGTCGAGGCATCCGCAACGGACGAAGCCGTGCTCGCGGCCTGCACTGGCATCAAGGCGAAAGCCGCTGCCGGCAATCCGGATCCGGCGAAGTTTGTCGGCATTGAAGTGATCGATCAGCTGAAAGGCCAGGTCGCGGTCTTGACGGCCAATATCGCTGCGCGTGATCAGGCCGATACCGATGCGCTGATCAACGCCGCGCTCGAAGACGGTCGCCTGCTCAAGCCGATGGAGCAATGGGCGCGCGAGCTCGGCAAGAAAGACCGCGCTGCACTGACCGCGTATCTCGATGCCGCTGCGCCGATCGCAGCGCTCGCCGGGAGCCAGACGCGCGGCAAAAACCCTGAGCCTGATGCGAAAACCGGCCTCACTGCCGAGGAAATGGCCGTGTGCACCGCGATGGGCATTACCCCCGATCAATTCAAAGCTGCGAAGCCCGCGGCTGAATAAGGAGAGACGACATGGCAGCGCTCACGAAAGACCGAGACACCAAGCGTCGCGACGGTGCGCAGTTCAGCGACCCGGTTGCCGCCAGCACAAAAATCTATGCCGGCTCACTGGTGTGTTTGAACGCATCCGGTTATGCCGTGCCGGGCAGCACGGCAACCACGCTCAAGGCGCGCGGCGTTGCGCAGGAGCAAGTCGATAATTCGGCGGGCTCCGCGGGCGATCTGCGCGTCGAAACGCGGCGCGGTGTCTTCAAGTTCGGCAACTCGGCCAGTGCCGATCTCATCGCCATCGCCGATATCGGTAACGACTGCTACATCGTCGACGATCAGACGGTGGCAAAAACCAACGGTTCCAACACGCGCTCGGTGGCCGGCAAGATTCGCCAGGTCGACAGCGACGGCGTCTGGGTCGAAATCTAACGGCGCAACTGAGCGGAGCATTTAAATGATCATCAATTCGAGCAACCTCAAAACCGCATTCACCGGCTTCAAGGCGTCGTTCCAGAACGGCTTTGCCGGCGTGAAGCCGGATTACATGCCGTTCACCCTCACCGTACCGTCGAGCACCTCGCAGGAGGAATACGGTTGGCTCGGTCAGGGCACGGTGTTCCGCGAATGGCTTGGCGATCGCGTGATTCAGAACCTGAAAAATCACACGTACACCATCAAGAACAAAAAATTCGAAAACACAGTCGGGGTGCCGCGCGACAAGTTCGAAGACGATCAATACGGCATTTTCTCGCCGCTGATGGCCCAGCTCGGTCAGGACGCTGCGAACCATCCATGCGATCTGCTGTACGCATTGCTGACTTCGGGCTTCTCCACCAATTGCTACGACGGACAGTTTTTCTTCGACACCGACCACCCGGTGATCGACGCGAATGGCGTTGAGCAATCGGTTTCGAACACGGGTGGCGGCTCCGGTGCGCCGTGGTTCCTGCTCGACACCTCGCGCGTGATGAAGCCACTGATTCTGCAAATGCGCAGGCCGTACAACTTCGTCGCGCTCGATAACCCCGAAGATCAGAACGTCGTCATGAAAGATGAATTCATCTACGGAGTCGACGCGCGGCTCAATGTCGGTTTCGGTTTGTGGCAGCTCGCCTACGGCAGCAAGCAGACCCTCGATACCGCCAACTTCAACACCGGCATCGCCGCGATGATGGGTCAGACCGGTGATTACGGTAAAAAACTCGGCGTGAAACCGACGCTGTTGGTGTGCGGCCCGAGCAACCGAGCCAACGCACTCAACGTGGTGAAAGCCGAGCGCCTGGCGAGCGGTGCCACCAACACCAACCGCGATGTGGTTGATGTTTTGGTTACTCCCTGGCTGCAGTAATAGAGGATCGCAAACATGGCGAAAGCAACCAAAGCAGCAGCGGATAAAAACGTCGATTCCGCTGCTGCAACGAACGCTGACGGCGCAGCAACCGAGCAATTGGCCACTGCAGCGGACCAGACTACTGCAGCGGTCACCTCACAACCTGTCGGTGAGAGCGCGCTACAGACCGAAGGCTCGGCTGTGAATGGGCAAGAGGCCCAACCGAATAACCCCACCCTGAGCGAGGAGCTGGCGGCGCGTGGTGAGCAAGAGGCTCAGGAGTCCACCGCCGCCGAGCTTCAGAGCGATGGCCATGCCGACGAGATCGAGGGCTACTGGGTGCGCGCTGTAGCGCCTGAGGGTCGCCGCCGCGCCGGTTTTAGTATTCCGCAGGCGGGCATCGGCTTCGGTATGGGTGTGTTGACCGACGCCCAGCTCGATGCGTTGCGAAGCGATCCGCATGTCGTGGTGCAGGAATGCGTCTTCAGCAATAGCGGGCCGGTCTGATGTACGTCACCCACGCCGATCTCATCGAGCGCCCTGGTGCGCGCGAATTAGCCGAAGTGGCCACGGATGCGCACGAACAGCTCGTACCTTATGAGCTGATGGAGCTCACGCTGGCCGCAGGCAATCGCGCCGCCTACAGCAGTGACGAGATCGCGCGTGCGGATGCCGCGCTCGCGCGTATCGACGATGCGGCGCAGCGCGCCAGCGAATTGATCGATGGCTTTCTCGTGCGGCGCGGCTATCTGCCGCTCGCACAGCCGTACCCTGGTCTGGTGGTGGAATGGAACCGCGCGATCGCGCGTTATTTCCTGCACCAGCATCGCATCGCGGATGACAAAAGCGATCCGATCGCGCGCGATTACCGCGATGCAATGAAGCTGTTGCAGCAAGTTGCGGATGGCAAATTATTTCTCGGCGGCAGCGATCTGCTGGCCACCGATACCAGCGCGCTCGATGTGCAGTTTGAGAGCGACGCGAATGTGTTTTCCCGCGATGAGCTGGGGAGCTTTCGGTGAGCCTCGCGCCGCTCGACCCGCGCCTCGTCATCGCGCGCCTTAAAGCGCAGGTCAGCGTGCTGCAGCTGGTTGGCAGCGCGGCGGATTTTCAGGCAGTGAAAAGCCTTTCCGGGTTTCGCACGCCCTCGGCCTACGCGGTGCTCGCGAACGAAGTGGCGCAGCCAAAACCGACCGGCACCAACGGTCCCGTGCGCCAGCTCGCCGAAGCCACGTTTGGCGTGGTCGTGGCGGTGCGTAATTACCGCGCCGAGGATGCGGAGAAATCCGACGATCTGAACGCGGTGCTCGCCGCCGTGCGCGGCGCGATCATCGGCTGGGTGCCGAATCTGCCGATGGCGCGCGGGTGCCAGCTGGTGGCCGGTCAGCCGCTCGATTCCGATAGCGCCACGCTGCTGTGGGGCGATCTCTACTCAACACAATATTCACTCGGGAGCAATCCATGAGCGCGAAAGACGCGAAGCAAAACGAACCGAAACTCGAAGAGGTTGAGCTGTTGAAGCCGCACGAACATGGC